CCTCTATCATAAAACACAGTATCATAGTTTATAGTAATTCTGTTTTCGAGCGGATTGCTTTCACCGTTAGCAACTGTATCGTGTTCCCAGTTTGAAATAATTGGATTTACAAGAGTATATTTTGTATAGCTCTTACGAGCCATTTGTGCAATTTCAATTCTATCAAAAAATGGTACGTTTGGTATATTATTGTCCATACCAAACTTAAATGTATTAGTGCCCGGGCCGTCATACAATGTATCCCCAGTTCTTCTATTACCGTAAGAACCGTCGCTTGTTGTATGATGACCATCTGAGAAGTAATATCTGTAATATGCTTCTAAAAGTGCTGTAGTAGCACCATAGTTATCATCGTGGAATGTTATATTTACTGGGCTATAATCAATCCTTGTTTGAACATTCTTTTTACGATTATATTTGTTTTTAGTTTCAACTGCTGCTGTAAATTTAGGCAAATCTGCTTGTTTAACAAGCATACCAATTTCGTGTTTATACTGATCAACTTCTGGTATTACTGCCTTTGCTTGCTCAGTAAGATAAAACGTTACGTGATATGTAAACGATAACTTAGGAGCGTGTTTTTGTGTGTCAACAACATAGAGACGAGAGGCGTGTTGCCAATCGGCCATATTACCTTTTGGACTTAATATCCCGTTTGCAATGTTGTCTAAAAATCCGTTGAACTTTGCCATACTAATATTTATCTTTGGAAATTATGTACGTATATAATAAAAAAGGGAGCTCAACGGCTCCCTTTAATATTGAATGGCTAAGGAGTTGTATTAAACGCCGCCGCCAGTAACTAAAGTATTTACTGTACGTCCGACTGCTGTACCAATACCAGTACCTTCTGGAGTTTGGATAGCATTATCGTAGCGTATAGTTAGGCCTACTTGTACAGGCTCATTTGAGCTATATGCTAACTGATTGTAAGTTGCATTTTGTACAAAGCAACCATATAATTCAAAAGTTTCAAGTACATTAGGTGTATTAGCACCGTTACCACCGTCTAAGATTTCAATACGTGTTGTAAATTTGTAATCTTGTCCAGATGCCGCACTTGACTGCTCGTAGAAGTCGAATTGCTTCTGTAATTGCTCGCCGACTAATTTTTGTACATTGTTGTTTACATCTTCACGTAAGTTAAGCGTAATTGCTTCCCAAGTATGCTTACCTGCTAAGTATGCACGTGAGTTATAAACTTCAATTGGAATCTCTTCAAAACTTACTGTTGGACGAGTTACGTCAACAACTTGTTTTGTTAATTCTGTTGTTGGTGTTGATACACCAAAGTTCTCTAAAGTAACACGGAAGCGATACTGTAGCTTAGGCATTAACAAGCCTTGTGCGCTTGCGCTGTCACCAGTTGCTAAAGGAACTGTAATTTTTGATAGTGTTGAAATTGCCATTCTTTGTTCTCCTGTTGCAAGTATTTAGCAAATTTAAAGCCCCATTATTTCAGGGGCTCTAAGTTATGCGTTATAGCCCGCTAATTTCTCCAGTGTTTTTAAGTCTTAGTGGAATGTAAATAAATTCAACTGCTTTAACAGGCTCAATAGCAATGTCTAAGTATAGTTCATTTCTATCAATTCTGCTTGGAGTATTGTTTGATTCATCACATACTACTAAGAAGTCATAAAGTGCTCTTTGACCCACAAGCTCAAGCATTAAGCTCTCTGCCGCTTGTTTGATCTAATCGCGTGTAATCTTATCATTTGGTTCAAAGATGTAAGGCTTAGCAAGTTGATTTAACTGCGAACGTAAGTAAATTACTAAACGTGCTACGTTAATTCTATCTAATGCGCTTGAACCTCTTGCACGAGTCTTCTGTCCAAAGTTAACAAGTCCTGCACCACTAATAAATGTAATTGGGTTAACATTTTGTGCATATAATGTATCACGTTGTCCTTCATTTAGTGCAACAGTTACAAATTCGCCTTCTGCATCAACAAAACCTGTTGCAGTAGCGTTAGTAATACCACCACGTCTTGTACCTGCTGGTGCAAACCATGGGAAGCTAACTTGGTCACTTAGTGCAACTGTGCGTAGCATCATATGACTTGGTGGAACAACAACGTTGTTTCCTGCATTGTCACTTGTGAAGCCCCATGGATAAAAGATACCAAAGTATTCATCTCTGCTTACTAAGCCATCGTCGTTATCTTCTGGTGCTAATGCTTGGTTAGTTGCCCAGTTATTAAGTGATGTAGCATTTGGTTCTAATCTTGCTGGCGTATCACCAATAACAAATGCTGTTAAGCCTCTGTCATAGTTTAGAGTAATCATTTCGCCAATTAGCTCTGGATACCCTGGAGTTGCCATCAAGTTAAAGATTCTTGACTCATCATCTCTAATATCGTCGTTGCTGTTTAGCATTGCTTGTAAAGATTGTACAATTACTTTACGCTGTGCTTTACGACCAAAGCTACCTGAACCATCGCCTTGGTTGCCTGACTCAGTTACCCAACGATGTGGATAATAATCAGCCATTGCTTCATCGCCCTGACGACCGTTATCGCCGTTTACATCAATGTAGTTACGTACAAATTTCTTAACATTAAAGCCAGAACGTCTTAGATTCCATAGCAACATACCTTTTGGATATAGTGCTGGATCTGGAGCATCTGGATCTAAGTAGTCACTTGTTAGTAGATCTACAATAGAACCGTCTTCGTCGCTGTTTGCACCTGCTGTGTTATAACGAGCATCTGCAAATAGTACACCATCTTCTGATGTTTGGTCTGCTTTATCAAGCAATGTCCAACGATTAGCAATCGGTGTGTTTAACAACTCTGCATTGTACTTGTAAATTTGTGGATAATTTTCAATATCTGATGTATCAATCCATAAATCGCCAGTTACAAGTGCTGTTCCGTCGCTTTGTAGCAGTGGAGTACTTGCACTTACAATTGGACCTGCAGGGTCACAATCGGCATAATCTGCACTAAAGTTTTGATATCCAACCCAAGTATCACCATTATGAATCATAATATCTACTTCGTCTACAATTGAATTATACCATAAAGCACCGTCTTCAGTTAATGAAGTAACTTCATCATCTGACGCTGTGTAAAATGCAACTTCTGTTCCTGAAGAATTAGCTGTTGCCTTCCAAAGAGATGCTTTTAATTGTAATGGATTAGTATTACCGTCTGTTCCTTGTTCGTAGTATAAGTTTGGTGTTCCTGAAGTAACACTTTCAAAATGTGCAAAGCCCATTCTACTTAATACTGCATTATCAGAATCATCAACAAGTTTTACATCGCCGCCTTTAGCGTGAGTAATAACAATTTTGTTTCCTGTAACTACTTCTGCACTTACATGCGTAACATTTGCGTTTGATATTGCTGATGCAACAACTTCAGCATCAGTTGATGCGCCTGTAGTTGTAAACTCAATTGAAACAATAGTACTTAGATCTGCTTCTCCTGGTGCTGTTGCTTGAATACCAATAGTGTAAGTATCTGCAATAATTCCTGAAGATCCAATAGCCGATCCTGTTACTGTAGTTGGTGCAACACCGTTACGTCTAAATACTTTAAATGTTGCTAATGGCTGTGTATCAGCCGCTACGTTTGATTGTACATAAATGTCGCCGGCTGCAAGACCTTCGCCTCCGCCAATTCTATCTAAACTATAAAGTGCTTCAGA